AGCCACCGCATCAAGAAATGCGCTTGGAATGACGACTATCTCATCCAGGCAATCGCTCATATGCGATAGCCCTGCCCACGAGGGGGAGATCGGCAGCTTCGCCGGTCGGCGCCATCACGTCTCCGAATCTCAACACAAGGAACTTCACATGACAGATCTGGCAGACGCCGGGTCCGTGGCGGCGCGTGCGCAGCCGGCGGGCAACCCGGCACAGTCACCGGCAGGTGCGGACAACGGGTCCGCCGCGCCTGGCGCCAAAAGTTGGTTTGACGGTCTTTCCGAAGGCAACCGCAAGCTCGCTGAAACCAAGGGCTGGACCAAGCCTGAAAGCCTCGATCGGGTTTTCACATCCTATGCGGAGCTGGAGCGGCTGCAGGGTGAGAGCCTGCGTATTCCGGCGCCTGACGCATCGCGGGAAGACTGGGACAGGTTTCATGCCCGGTTGCCCGAGACCATGCGTCCGGTCACCTCGTCCGAGAAGGTCGAATACATCAGGCCAGAAGGCCTGCCGGAAAACTTCGCCTATTCGGACGAACTCGCCAATGCTTCCAAAGCCTGGGCGGTCGAGGCGGGTGCAAGCCCGAAGATCGCGCAGGCCTATCACGACAGGTTCGTCGGCTACATGGCCGAGCAGGCGGTGCGCCAGGAGATTGCACTGGCCCGTTCGGTGGAAGCCACCCATGACGACCTTGTCAGGGACTGGGGACCGACCGACAGCGACGGCTTTCGCCAGAAGCTGGAGGTCGCCAACCGGGCGATGAAGAAGCTCGGCCTGGTCGACGCCTACAAGGCGAAGGGCATCCTTCTGCCTGACGGGGCGCTGACCGATCCGCAGATCGCCAAGGCGTTCCAGGCGATCGGCGAGGCGATGTTCCGTGAAGACACGATCGACGGCGGTGCTTCTTTCAGCGGAGGCAATCCGTTCAAGCGCAACGCCGCCGGCGAACGCAACCTGACTGACATTTCAGCCCTCGTCAAAAGCGACCCCGCCCGCGCAAGGCGGCTGGCACGCGAGGCGGGAGAAAATCCCGATCTCTGGATGCCAAATAACCCCCTCTGACTTTGAGGGTTCACCGCCAAACCAAACCTGAAGGAAGAGAAAAATGGCAGATGTCTATACCCGTATCGCGGACGCAATCGTTCCGTCCGTCTATGCGCAATATGCTTTCGAGGAACATGTCCAGTCGCTCGAGGTCTACCAGGCCGGAATCCTGTTTTCCGACCCGGCCATCTCCTCGAAACTGTCGATGGGCGGCCGCTCCGTCGACATGCCCGGCTGGAAGGACCTCGGCAACGACCCGTCCGAGCCGGTCAATGACGATCCGACCGATTCCATCGAGATGAAGAAGATCGGCTCGCGCCGCGAGGTCGCCGCCCGCAATGTCCGCGCCCAGGCGTGGGGCGTTCCGGACCTGACCTCGATCCTGGCCGGCGACGATCCGCAGAAGCTGATCGTCAAGCGGCAGACCGAGTATTGGCAGCGCGCCAACAAGCTGACCCTGCTCGGCATCCTGAAAGGCGTCGTCGCCGACAACATCGCCAATGATGGCGGCGATCTAGTGCGCACCACCGGCGCTTCCATCGTCGACACCGACATCATCGAGGCCGCCTATCTGATGGGCGACCGCGCGGACAAGTTCAAGACGATCTGGATGCACTCCAAGCAGATGAAGGCGCTGAAGCTCGCCGACCTGATCGACTATGTGCCGTCTTCCGAACAGGGCGGGCCGCTGATCCCCTACTATATGGGGCTGCGGGCCGTGGTCGATGACGACATTCCGCAGGCCGCGGGCGTCTACACCGCCTTCATGTTCAAGGACAAGGCGATCCTGTGGAACGAGCTGCCGGTCAACACCGAAGGCGGCCCGCTGGAGTTCGACCGCAAGCCGCGCCAGGGTCATGGCGGCGGCGTCACGGAAATGGTCGGCCGCCGGCACTTCGTCCCGCATGTTCCCGGCACCCGCTTCCTCGACGCCTCGTCGGCCGGCGAATTCGCCACCGACGCGGAATTGGCGCTGGCGGCGAACTGGGACCGTACGGCGTCGAGCGTCAAGAACATGACGTTTATTGCGCTGAAGACCACCGAGGCCTGATTGAGGTGAGGGGCGAGGGCGGAGGCGGTGAGCTCGCCCTTCGCCTCTCTCGTTCTGACAGCATTCCTTCGCGCCCCCCTCTGTCCTGCCGGACATCTCCCCCACAAGTGGGTAGATCCGATGTTGCTGCCGCCTTCGCCAATCTCCGATGCTGCAAGAACAGCGCCAGCGCCTGAACTGCCAATCTCCCCACCCGTGGGGGAGATGTCCGGCAGGACAGAGGGGGGCGTCGTAGAGCGCGATCTTTGAATATCACCATCCAAATCTCCAAGCCGCTTCGCAGCGGCTTTTTTCATTTCCGGAGAAAAGTCATGACCCGACCCACATGGACGGAGGCCTGAGCCATGGCCATCACCCCGCTCGATATCGCCAACATGGCGCTCGCCGTGCTCGACGAGGCGCCGATCGACAGTCTCGATCAAGACGCCAAGGCGGCACGGCTCTTGAACCTGCATCTCGATCTCACCCGGGAAGCGGAGCTGACCAAATGTGCCTGGGTGTTCGCGATCCTGCGCGCCACGGTGGCGGGCGCGGATACCGGCAGCGATTGCGGCTTGACCTTTGCCTATGAGCTTCCGGCCGACTGCCTGCGGCCGCTGCCGCTGACCCACAATGGCGAACCGGACGGCGTGCCGATCTCCTGGCGGCAGGAGGCGGGGCTGATCTATTCCGACCGGTCCGGCCCGCTGACCCTCCGCTACGTCGCCAACCTCACTGATCCCAACGACTGGGACGCGCTGTTCACCGAGGTGCTGGTGGCCGCACTTGCCATCAAGGTGGCGCATCCGCTGACCCACAAGTCGGGCATGATCGACATTGCCCGCTCGGCCTATGACCGGGCGCTCGACGCCGCGCTCAACGCCAACGCCATCCAGCGCGGCGGCCGGCTCTACACCGCGTCCTGGGCCAGCCAGCGCGGCGACAACAGGATTGCGCGCTGATGACGACGCTCTATCCCGTCCAGGACGTCTTTACCCGCGGCGAAATCTCGCCGCGCCTGCACGCACGCGCCTCTCTCGACTTCTATCGGGCGGCGCTGTCGAAATGCGAAAACTTCGTCACCCTGCCGCATGGCGGCATCCGCAAGCGCGGCGGCACCTACTTCGCCGGCGAGGTGAAGATTTCAGCGAAGAAGACGCGGGCAATCCCGTTCATCTTCTCCGCCGACCAGGCCTATGCGCTCGAATTCGGCGACCAGTATATCCGGGTCTATGCCTATGGCGCACGCGTCGGCACGGTGGAGGTCGCTTCGCCTTATCTCGAGGCGGATCTGTTCGAACTGACCTATGTCCAGTCGGCCGACCAGATGTGGATCACGCATCGGAACTACCAGCCCAAGGTGTTGACGCGAACCGCGCACACCACATGGACGCTCGAAGATTTCGAATTTCTCGACGGTCCTTATGATCCGCTCAATGACACGGCAACGACGCTGACGCCATCCGATACCGGGCATCTCACACCGCAGATGACCAGCAATTCGGCGCCATCCGGCACTGCCTCCACAGGCAGCGGGAGCGCGGCGGCCTGGCAGATGTTCGACCGCGACAAGACGCAGGACATCGAAATTGCGAGCGGCGGCGACGGCTACATCCGATATCGCAACGCCGGCGGTGCGCAGCGCGTGATCCAGTTGGTGTTCAGCGGCGGCGGCGGCGACGATGCGGTCGGCAGCGTCTCCGCTGAACTTGCCATGCATATCGCCGCTTTCGATCAGACGCCGTTCGACCTCACCGCCTCGTCAATCGTCGGCATTAACGACGACACCGGCTTTCAGCCCTCGGATGTTGGTCGCACCATTCGCCTTCTCGGTGCCGATGGCATCTGGCGCTGGGCCAAGATCACCAGCCGCACGAGCACAACTGTCGTCAAGATCAGGCTGTATGGTCACGCCCTGCCGAACATGAATCCGATCACGCGTTGGCGGCTCGGCACGTTTGTCCCCGGAAAGTATGTGGAGAGCGGCTCACTCTACGAAGAGCGGCTGGCCTTCAGCCGGAAATTCTCCGTCTATGCCTCGGCCACTGGCGACTTCGATAATTTCGCGCTCGGCGAGAAGGACGACGACGCGCTGGAGTTCGTCCAGGCCGGCGGCGGCCAGGCCAACGACATTGTCTGGATCGCCGACAGCGATGGCGCGCTTTTGATCGGCACCTCCGGCGGCATCCGCGCGTTGTCGGGCTCGGGCATCGACGAGGCGCTGACACCGTCCTCCTTCAAGAACCGGCGTTCGCGCACCTTCGGCTGCGCCCGCATTCGCCCGGTCGATGCCGGCCAGTCGTTCCTCTATGTCACGCGCTCGCGCAAATCGATCGCCGAGCTGACGCAGACGGCGCAGAGCCGCTTTGCTTCGGACGATGTCGGCCAGATCTCCGAGCACATCCCCAAGCAAGGCGTGGTCGAGCTGGCCTTCCAGGCCGATCCCGACCCGCTGCTGTGGTTCCCGCTCGAGAATGGCGAGCTTGGCGGCTATACCCATCAGCCCAGCCAGGAAGTGCGCGGTATGCACCGGCATCGCCTGGGCGGCACCTTCAGTGGCTCCGACTGGGCCGTTGTCGAGAGCGCTGCGGTGACGCCCGGCCAGGACGGCAATGACGATCTCTGGCTGGTGGTCAAGCGTACCATCGGCGGTGTGACCAGGCGCTACATCGAGATCAAGACCGCGCCGTTCGAATATGGCGCCATCGCCGACGCCTTCGAGGTCGACTGCGGGTTGAGCTACACTGGTCTTGCGGTCACCACGGTGGGCGGAGCTATCCATCTCGCAGGCCAGTCCGTCGATGTTCTCGCCGACGGAAAAGTCTATCGCGGGCTGACCGTCAGCGGCGGCGGCACGGTGACGCTGCCTGATAGCTCGACCGCCGCCAAGTGGCAGCTCGGCCTGCCCTATGCGGCAGGCGCCGACACGCTGGAGCTCGATGTCGGCGGCCGCGACGGCTCCATCATCGGCCGGCGCAAGAAGGTGTCGAAGGTGATCCTGTCGCTGCTCGAGACCGACACCACGGGGCTCCAGGTGCAGTCCTTCATGCGCGGCCGTTGGGAGCCAGTGCGCATGCCCTCGATCGTCGCGCCCAATGGTCGGGCAACGCTGTTCACCGGCAATGTCGAGGTGCCGATCGATGACAGCTGGGAAGGGCAGGGCCGGGTGAGAATCCGCCACGTCAACCCGACGCCCTGCACGATTCGCGCGTTCACGCCGGTGTTTGACGCCGAGCCTTAGATAATCTCCCCCCTCGAGGGTGGGATGTCGCCGAAGGCGACAGAGGGGGTCGGTACGACGGGACGCGACCTCCTAGTTTAAAGAGGATGCCGGCGCCTCACGCGAGGCGCCAGCCTTCATCCGCCGCAGGAGGTCGCATCCGGTCGAACCGACCCCCTCTGGCCTGCCGGCTCTGGCCCTTCGCTGTCGCTTCGGGCGTTCGTCGTTCGGAAAGCCAAGCAGTTGGCTTTCCGTCCGCTGCGCGGACCACTCCTCACCCCCCTTGAAGCAGGGCTATCGCATATGAGCGATTGCCTGGATGAGATAGTCGTCATTCCAAGCGCATTTCTTGATGCGGTGGCTGATGGGGACTTTGTCGATGTCGGC